TGTTGATCATCATCGTACGCACTATAAACAGTACTTGAAGCCCAGTTATTACGCGGAACCACATATGAAACGCTTTCGGCTTGTTTTATTGATTGAAGATTTAATCTAAAATTACGCTCTTCTCTTAATGTATTTTTAGCATCTACTGGAGTATCTGTTGTATCCCAATCTTGCGATTTGGCAATACCAATATAGTAATTACCCGGTCCAAATTGCCCAACACTTGCTCCTGAATCGGAAACATTATCATAAATGTTATCAAGCATTATTCGTTTAAGTGTGTTTGTTAAAACTGCGGTCATTGTGTCTTCCTATTAAGCAATTGTTATTTCACCTTTGTTACCAATTAAGTACCAATCGAATCCGTCCCATATAACGGTACATCCGTCATGTTCAGCAAGAGCAAAGGTACTACCTGATGCAAAGGATAGTGGAGTTACGGTCATAATGCCACTTACTCTATTTGTAAATATTTTAGTCTCACCAACTGTTGTTCCATCGGCGAGAGTTACGGACATTGTTCCACCAGTTCTATTACCTATTATATATCCAGCTGCTGTTGATGCGGTGACTGGACCAGCTACATCAATTATCTCAGATGTAATAGCAAGTTTATTAATTTCAACAGAACCTGTACCTTTAGCATCAAGGTTTAAGTTAACATTTGTTTCGCCAGTTGCTGAGACCGTTGGGCCTGCGCCTGATGCTGCATTAGCAATTGTGATTTCATTTACCGCAGAACCAGTAGCTGTTAACTTAATAAGCTCAGCACCGCCAGTATCAAATATTGCTGTACCAATTCTAGGTGATGTTAATGTTTTATTTGTTAACGTGTCGGTTGTTGCTTTACCTACTAATGTGTCAGCAGTCGCAGGCAATGTTAATGTTATATCTGCGGTTGATGCCGGTCCAATTAGTGTTACTGCATTAGTTCCGTTATCTGTACCTTCTTTGAATAAGATCTTACCGGCAGTAGTTGCGGCAGGAGTTAATACAGGATCAGTTAATAATGGACTTGTTAATGTTTTATTTGTAAGTGTGTCTGTTGTTGCTTTACCGACTAATGTGTCTGTCGCATTTGGAAATGTAATAGTACGATCAGCAGATGCTGTTTCAAAGGCAAGAACTGTATTATAAGCAGAATCATGTACAATAGTATTTTCTGTGAAACTAATTTTAGATACTATAGCATCAGGATCGCCACCTAAATGGTTATAAAGCTCTTCGAAATTTGTATTTATTTTAGTACCGGTAGTACGTAATGTATCACCAGTTCCGTCATTGGCAGCTGCGCCTACGCCTATATTTAATCGTGCCATTTAAGTAGTAATCCTTTTTCTAATATAGATCTATTTATAACAGTTTTTTGGTTAGATATCATAATTATCTTTATCCATCGTGTCAAAGTCAGTTGACAATCTAAGTGCTGATTTAGTATCAGCAGTAAGACCGATATTTTTGTCTGAATCATCCATAGTACGAGATTGTAGATCAGATGTATCTTTAATATTCGCGAATGTTCTATTTAATTCTTCAACTGTAGCATGATCATATAGATCAATGATTGCATTCAGGTCTAGACGTTCATCAATCGAATCAGAATCACCGCCATCAGCATAAAGAGCCGACATACTCGTAAACGGAGCATTTGTAGTACTTGCACTACTCACGATAGGTAGAAGATTATCTAAAGGACCAGGTAATGGCATGCCATCAGATTCTATTAGATCACCCACGCCTTCAAGAGATACTTCTCCTTCAAAATACCATCCGGCTGGATGGGCGAATTGTTTATATAACTCAGACCATTTTGAAACCGTTTGTGACGCCTTTATAAGTATAGAATATATTTGATACCGCGAGTTATTAGTTAAAAATTTTAAGGATTGTGCACCAATCTTAGAAGTACCGACTTTAAATATGTCATTTTTTGGATAGGATATTTCTGCTTCTTCGTTAAAGAAAGATCGGAAGAAACCTTCAGCCGAATACAAGGAACCTTTTACCCTAAAGAATTTGGCAAAAAGAGTAGCCTCTTGTCTTGGATTAGTAAAGTAAGCTTGACTTGTACCTAGACCAATTTCTTTAAATATGTTATCTAATAAATCTAATGAAGTCGATTCAATATCTTTAGCACGCATTAATTCTCTTATGTCAGAATTGAATGAGTGCGTTCCGTCACTATCCATGAATTCATAATAGTATTCAAGAAATTTGATTAGATTTGGATAATCTTCTGCAAAATAATCCGGTAAAACTTGATTAACTTTACTCGTTCTAAAGTCAATTGATTTACGATTGAAATATGTTTCAGTGCGTTGTTTCATTTATGACTCAATTATTCCTGTTACAAATGAAGTAGATACATCGTTGTCTATTATATAATTTCTTAATGGCGTAATAGTACTTTGATTTGCTGGGACAGCGTTTATTTTAATATATGTGCCACCAGGAATAGAATCAACAATCAATCCAGTGAGGCTCACGGTACCAGAAGCATCAAAAGATCCAACATCATCCACTACCGCAGTTCCCGTGTCGTCTATGACTTGTAATTTAGTACTACCTAACAAGTTTTTAATAGAACATAATACAGAATTAATATAAAATCCCGAAGAAGTAATAGTAAGATTAACGTCATCAGCCGCTTGTAAACTCACAGGAAAGATGATCGTATGAGCTTGACTAGTACCAAGTATAGGAGTAATCCTTTGACTCATCGTTACGTCTATTTTAGAGTTCAATATGCCCGGGTCGATAGCATCAATTAATGATAATAGATTTGACCGGCGGAATGATTTACCAAACACTTTTAAATTAGCAGTAAAATATTCATTAATAACAGTTTGTATACTAGTTGAAAGAGCATTTTTAGTAAAGCCTGTAGCGTCGGGATTCATTCTAAATTGTGTTGTTGTAGTTATAAACGTAGTAGTCGGCTCAACATATTCAGAATCAATAGACATGATTCCTAATTTATTTGTTAGATTTGCGGTAATACTTTCTTGAGTTGCTATCTTAGTAGCTTCTGCGGTAGGGGGGTTATCCACATATTTAATTGATATAAACACTTTACCGTATTCAGGCGGAACGTTATCTTGACCACCCCAAGCAATCGCGTCAGATACAACACTATAATTTTTAAGAATAAGCGCCTTATAATCATCTGCTGTTACGAGTCTTTGTTGCGTAGCAAATGATATCGGAGCATTTTGTCTAATACTTTCAATTGATTGCTTATCGGCACCAGACGCTGAGTTACTTACTGTTGTTACGGCAATATCATAATTGACAGAATTGACATTGACCGGCGAAACTGGAGTAAAAGTATTACCGCCATTTCCTAATGGTCCTACTGTCGACAAATAAGTAACTACTATTTTATTACCTGCCGCAGGAGATTTACCGAACGTAACGCCATCGGAAAAATGAAGTTCGTAAAATGTATTTGGCGCTTCGTGAATAGAATAATATGTGCTATCAGCAGTGACCGATGTCGCGGTGTCAAGTAAAGTGTAATTAGTATATGTAGAACTTGTCGGTGAATCGTATACTTTAACGTCTATGGTTTTTGTATCAATCGTATTGTCGGGAATAACGTATAATTGGCGGTCTGTAACATCACCGACAAAAAATGTTTTAGTTCTTTCTGTTCCTTGATAGATAGGAATAGATTCTGATCCTTCTGCGGTAAGTACGGTATAAGTTCCGAGTCCATCATCAGTCGCGACATAATTAGCAATCGTTCTAAATGTGCGTGAAATATCGGCAACCGTACTCGTAAAAGAAGTAAACCTTGGTATTGAAATTGTACTTGGTCTGTTAGCTACACCTGAAAGATCGAGTGATAGGTTAACATAAGCAACAGATGATGAAATCGATCTTGGCGTATAACCAAGAGTTTCGGCATGTGACACTACACTTGATCTCAATTGAGCGGTATTAAGGAATGATTCGTTCAACGCAAAGTTGGCTGTCAACCCATTGAAATGAGTATTATAAGCCAACACATCAAGAATATTATTAATACCCGAGGCTTCGAAATCATAATCCGTAAACTCAGGTTTTGAGACTAAAAAAGTTTTCAGTCTATCTTTGATGTTATTAAAATCTAATCGTGATGATTGTATATTTGTTGCCATTATCGTAACCTATTTAATGAAGTGCTGACGTTAAACTCAGAACTTGAATTTTTAATTTTTAAATTGACTTGAACTCTAACGTCATTTCTATCGGGATCAGGGTCTACTTTGATTGATTTAACTATAACCCGCGGTTCGTACGTATCAATAGCGAGTTTGATTTTAGTTGTTGCTCTATTTTCTAAATTCTCATCAGCCAAATCAAAAAGCAAAGCTCTTATATTAGCACCAAAGTTTGGAGCAAATGGTTTCTCATAATTATTAGTGAGTAATAAGTTTTTCACTGCTTGTTTGACCGAAGCAAGGTCTGTCTTTTTGTAGATATCGTTATTAGGAGCTTTTGCGAACGAAAGATCTATATCTTTATATAGTTGAGAACGAGCAGTAACAACACTTGCAGTTTGTTGATTGCCATCTTCTAGACTAAATACTTTGCTTACCATTTTATTACTCTTATAGTTTTATCTATTTATAACTTTATTTCAACTAAATCTGACTTTGATTGAATATTATTATTATAACGTGTTTCTATTTGATTTTTATATTCGGGTTCATATGTCTCAGTAATATTTGGCATAACTACCATTACCTGAGCAGATAAACTTTTGTCTACATTATACGAATCATAATCAAGTATTAGTTTTTCAAATTGTAATGAATTTTTCCAGTACTCAGCCAATTCAAACGTTTTAGGTAAATCAACCAATCCTTTATCATTAATCACTTGATAGACCGTACTCTGTCCATTTTTAGAAAGAGTAGAGAGATCATCTAATGTTTCTCCTGGACCTGCTTTATATAATGCTTCAATGACAACAAGTCTATAATTAATAAATTGAAGATTATTATTAAAGGCTTCAATTGCCATAGTTTGTTGTTGTAAATTTCTTGCTGCTATTATTTTATCTGCATTAATAGTTATATGATTCAGTGTAACTTTATTACCTCTGCCAGATAAGAATTTTGAAAGAGAAATTTTATCAGATAGTTTTGTACTCGGTAATATTACATTGTCGTCTGTAATAATATATTGAGGATCTGGTACGAAATCATTCTTAGGCTGACGCGGTAGGAATTTACCGTAAGCCGCATTCTGAGTTGAGATAACATTTTTACCTCGTACCGTAGAAGGTTTACTTGACACGATTCGACCAAGGCCAGGAGGTACAGTTAATGCATAATCTTCTGATAAAACTTTATCTGCAATTTGTCGATTAATAAATCCAGACTTAGAAAGGTTATTACTATTTCTGAGTCTTGCTCTTACTTCACCTGTTGTTAATGGATATGTTATGACTTGATCTGTTTCAACAGCTAAGTTAATTTTATTTTTTAATCCATCATCGCCATCAATACTTACGCGTTTGATACCTTTGTCGGATTTATTTAAGTATGCAGTCATAATTGACGCGGTAGGCAATGCCGTCGCATCTGAATCTTTTACGCCATCATCAGTCGTGACAGCAGTAGCCGTAATAGATCCTTGCGCTACGGCCGTACCTTGTAAATCACCATGAAAAGTATCCGCACTCATTGTCTCGGCGTATATTGTTTTAGATGCATCAATAGTTTTGGCTGTAATAGTTTTTGTCGCATCCATTGTTTCTGCCCAAACGGTTTTTTGTGCATAAAGATTTTTTGTATACATAATAATATTATCACCACCAATAGTTCCAGTGGTACCAAAGAGGCTTATGTCAGTTGCGGCAATATTAATATTAGGCGAAGACATTGAACATGAATCTTCTGCTGTTAGCTTAAGCGCTCCACCGACAAAATATTCAGAATTTCCTTTGATGTGTTGTTTACTCAACCCTTTAGTTAAATACATTCCGTCACCAAGGGTTGTTGTTGTATTATTGCCGAGAATCGATAACTCGTAATTTTCTTTTACTTCAGTTGTTTGCGTTGATTCGATGCTTGCATCTCTTCTTCCAGTTATTTTTTCAATCACGTTACCCGCAACTTTAGTAGTACTATTACCACCGACGTTTAGATTATAATCACCTATGACTTCAACATCAACGTTGCCGTTGTATATCATACGTGCATCGCCTTCAACAATAATAGATTGATCACTTGCAACTGTTAGGATATGTTTATTCGTACTTGACAATAGTACAGTTCCGTCGGGACGTAATTCAATACCAGAACCTGTTCTGTGTCTAATCAATACTCGTTCACGACCGAATGTGTCATCGTATTGTATTACATGACCTGACGCAGTTTCTTTTGTATTATTATTTGGATAGAGCGGAGGTGTTTGATACGCAAGATCAAAATTCATTCCTACATCAGCGCCGCCAAATGTTAGATCAAATGAGACGTCACCATAATCAGCACGATTAACACTCGATTTTAACCAATAACTTTCTTTAGGATACTGGCCAGTAGGATCAGTGAATCCAGAATTTTCATATGACATAACCATTAACTCGCTCCTGCTTCAATTTTTTCTTTCATATCAGCAATCATAACAGCCTTTAATTGTTTTGCACTTAAGGCATTTTGAATCGGCGTTCTGATATTTACTTTATTAAATCTTTGTTTAGTATAATCTGGCACACTAAATCCAGGCCCATCGTGATTCGGAGCCAGATCGTTAAGGCCCCAAGCTTGCCCGCCTGGGAACACGGTATAAAACGTTTTCATAAACGCATCAAATGAATTATTTTGTAAATTGACATAAGATGTTCCATCTCTAAATTCAGTCAAATCATCTATACCGCCACCGGCTATAGGGTTAGCTTCATCAATAATATCTTCTTGATTGCCTTCACGTAAAGTTTGAAGATCTCCTGAGCTGACATTTAGACCACCTACAAATGATATACCTATACTATAAATTGAATGAGACAATATATTATCTATTTGTATTGTAGATTTATCGGCTTTCCATCCACCAAATTTAGTATGTGAAGGCTTATTTCCAATAGGTGCCATTCGTCCGATTGATCCGTCTTTTAATATTAAATAATGGCAAGCAATATTAGCTTTACGGCTTTGCATT